TTGGTCAGCAGGGCAAAATATTTTGTCGTCATGCGCTCACTTCCGTCAGGTCGATAAGATGCACCGCCGCGCCGGAATACACCGGCCCGCCGACGCTGATTAGTTCAGGGGTATAGGGATAAACGGTCAGCTCGTCGCCGCTGTAGCTGGCAACGGCCACCGGCACGGTGCCGTTTGCGTCCAGGGTGATCGACAGCCCGATGAGATGGCGGCTGCACGGCTTGGCGTCGGCAATAACGCGTTCCAGCTCGTGATACATTTCCTCAGTGATGCCCGTGTCCAGCACGCCCACGTCCAGCCGGAACGTGCCCGGCTCGTCGTTGGTTTTCCACCACTCAATCACGCGGATGAGATAGCCCAGCGGCTCCACCACGCGCCGGATCGCGCTGATGGTGCCCTTGTGCTGATGGATATAAAACGCGTCCTTCACCACCTTGCGCTTCACGCTTTCCTCCCAGCTTTCGTCCCAGCGGTCCACCGAAAACGCCCAGGCAAGATAGGGCAGAAAATTCACCGGGCAGGTGTCCGGGTTCCACAGGTCGCGCAGCGGCACGTTCAGGCCCGAAATCCCGCTGCACGCCTGCGCCAGACGGCACTCAAGCGCGGATGAGCCGAGCGGCAACAGGCTGTTACTCATGACGCCGCCTCCTCGTCCGCCACCGTCACGTCGGTGCCGGTGCAGTTGCCCGCCTGCGTGCGGTCCATGATGATGTCGGCTGCCGGTTCGGTGATTTCCACCCAGTCCACACCGGCCACGCGCAGCACCGCGCCGTAGGACTCGCGGCGCACGCTGCGGCCCAGCCTTTTCTGCTCGGCGAGATAGGCGGCAAGCCGCGCGTTTGCGGCCTCCAGACAGGGCGCAGCGGCCACGCCGTCAAACAGGTGCAGCTTCGCCTGCACGCGGTAGTCGTTGATGGTTGCAGCCTGCACGCGCACGCGGTCCGCCACCGGGCGCACGCTTTCGTCATTCAGCGCTTTGTCCACTGTATTCAGTAAATCAGCGGCTGCCGTGCCGTTACCCTCGCGGCTCAGCACGGTGACAAGCACCGTCGCCGGTGACGGGCTGATGGCGGACACGTCCTGCACCCGCCCGTCTGCGCTGCGGGCGTGAAACTCGTAGGCCGCCGTCGGACCGGCCACCGATAAGCCCTCAAACGCTTCCGGCACGCGCACGCGCAGCGCGTCGTCCGATTCCTTCACCGCCTCAACCGGCGGCACGGCGTCCGGGTTGGCCGGTGTGATGGTCAGGCGCTCAACGTTACTGCGCGCGGCCAGCTGGTCGAGGTCGCTGCCGAGCGCGTATGCCACCATCACCGCCTGCGCCGCCTCGTTGATGCGCTGGCGCAACAGGATTTCCCGGTAAACGCTTTCCTGCAGGCATTTCACTATCGGCTCAGATTCAAGCGCCAGCACGCGGCGCATGGCGGCCTGCTCGTCAGCCGGATAGAGCGCAATCAGCGCTTCTTTACGCTCAGCCAGCAGCGTTTCAAAGTCCGGCACCTCGATCACTTCCGGTGCGGGCAGCTGCGAAAGGTCAATTACTGCCACTGTTCACCCCCGTAGGCACTGACATTGCGAGCGGTGAGCCGTCGGCGCGCTGGCCGGTCAGCTCAACCACCATGGAGCCATCAAAGGCGCTGGTAATATTCAAAGAGCTGAGGCGGATACGCGGCTCCCAGCGGCTCAGCGCCGTGTACGCCGCCGCCATCACCTGAAGGCGCACCACGTCGTTCTGCGGCTGGTCAATCAGCACCGACAACAGCGAGCCGTATTCCCGTCGCCCGATGCGGCTACCTTCCGGCGTGATCAGAATGTCGCGCACGCTCTGGCGAATGTGCTCGGTGTCGGTGATGGCTTCGCCGGTGTCGCGGTTCATGCCGAGATACATCAATGCGGACCTCCGGATGTGTCGCCGCCGGACTTCACGCCGCCGTGTTTATGCTTATCGACTACCACGCCGTTAGAGCTCATATCGCCGCCACCATGCGTCACCGCGCCGTTCATCACAGTTTCGCTATTGATGAGCATCTGCCTGGCGTCCACGCCCAGCTGGCCGGTGATCAGCTGAATGCCGTCGGCGGCCTCAATGCGTACGCTTTTGATGTTCTTAATCAGCAGCTGGCCGGTGTCCGGCTCATACTGGAACCAGCCGCCGTCGTTGAACACGGTGGTGCTGCCGTTCTCTGAATAATCGGGCGGCGGGAAGGCGTCGGAATAAATGGCCGGTAGCGCGAAAGCGGTTTCGAGATTGCCGCCGAGGCTCAGCAGTACAACCTGTTCGCCAATGGAGGGTTGCCACCAAGTGCGGGTATTTCCGGCGCGGCAGGTGAGCCAGTTAATCCAGTTGGTTTCAAGGTCGCCCGTTTTCACCCGGCACAGCCAGTTGACCGTATCCACCTCGGACACAATGCCGGTGCGGATCAGGTTGGTGATAAGGCGCATGATTTCGGTAAGTTTGTCGTTCATATCACTATGATGACTATTGAGGATTTTTTGTCTTCTTTGTGGCAATGTGTAGCTCATCAAACAATAAAACTTGAAGGTGGTGGAGCGTGATCTTTTACGCTAAATATTTAATAGAATTGCCATATATCTTGAACTTAGAAGATGGCGATTATGAATTTAGATATGAAAACGCGGTCATTAGAACGAATATAAATAACAACCTCTATGCGTTAGTAAGTTTCAGCAATAAAATACAATTAACAAGAGCAATTGGAACTAAGGAACAACTCATTCCGCTTCTTTCAGACTCTTTCTCTCTCATAAAAGCTAAAACAATAGTTTGCTTCATTAGTGTGATTGAACCCTCTGAGTTAGAGATAATTTCTCAAGATGAACTTATAGATGCCATGCGAACTTTAATACATAGTGGCGAAAGTTATCCGACTAAAGAAGAAGGAAAGAAAAGGTTACTTGAATTAAATGAAGACCAGTTGAGAGAACTAAAGGATCATGAAGTTAAACTAAAAACGGCAAGAAAATACTTCCCTGCATCCAAGGCGCCTGAATGTGTAGCATTAATTAATCACTTCGTTCGTCGTTACAGTGTGTATTTCAAAGATCATTTTGCAGAAGAAGTCTCACTCAACCATTTAACATCAGGCTTAACAAATGGTGTAATGATTCAATTATTCTGTGGTGGTGAGATGATCAGCTCTATTCCTACAGTTGGACTATTTCCGTATTTATTACGTGGAACATTATTTACTCATGATGAAGATAAAACCAAAAACTTTCGTGACGCACTACTTAAACAAGACCCAAATCTCCAATCAGCATTATTATTAATTAGAGCAAAAAGCCTAAAGACAAAAGGAGCTTATCGCTCAGCAACAATTGAGGCCGCAGCAGGCATTGAAAACTACATTAGATTAAACTTAATAAAGAAAATGCGAATAAATGGACTAACTGACAAAGACATTGAATTGTCATTAGCAAACAATCATTTATTTGAAGTTAGATGTAAGAAGGTGTTCAAAGAACTATATTTAAAATCAGTTCCAGAAATTGCGCCACTTGAGTGGCAAGAAGTAAAAAAAGACAGGGATAACATTAGGCACAAAACAGCTCATACTGCGCATGAGCCTACAGAGAAAGAAGTCGACACAATGATATCAAACATTGAATCTTTGATTGAAAAGCTTGAACCTATCACATCACAAAATTAATTGTAATTAACCACCTGAGAGCCAACGATAAAGGATTTCATGCACTCTTACTTCGACATAATCATTTACTCCTAGCAATGGTCGCTCCGCATATTTCACTTTCGTTCCACGCCGGTTCACCCGATCACGTAGTCCATAGTGATGCACGCGAACCAGCTTCTGCACGCCGGGTACAAACGCAATTTCTGCCATATCTGCGTTTGCAGGCGCTTTGAGGTATTTCGCCGTCTTCAGCTTTGCAAACATCCTGCGGCGAATGCGGCCCGGCTTGGTTCGCGCAGTAATGCGTCGCGGTTCCCATGCCGTGCCGTCCGGGCTGCGCTGCATGGTGATGTTGTTCTGCTGGATGCGACGCACGTCGCGCGCCACTTCACGCAGCATCTTTGTCCTGGCTGCCGGTTCTAATTGCGACAGCAGCGCACCCAACCACTCCTCAACGTCATGCAACTCAGCCACGGCACACCGTCCAACCTTCATCAGCATCATCAGGCGCTTCCGGCTCCGGAACGGCCTCAACCGACATCACGCCGTCAACTTCCTTAACGATCACACGCTCCGTCAGCTTCAGGTTCATGCTGATGTCGCAGCGGTCATTGCCGAGAATGTCCACCTCAAAGGTGAAAAGCCGCTCGCGCTCGCTGGCGCTCTGCAGAGCGTCCGGCTGGTTGACGCCAAGCCAGAATAAAACGGGCGCCATCAGCAGATTCTGGTCGCCGGTGAAGTCCGTCACCACCACGTTCAGGGTGTAGCGATACTCCCACGAAATCGACGTAGCGGAGGTGGCAACCACCGCGCCATTGTCCACGAACAGATGCAGGCGGTCCGGATTGTCGGCTACGTAGGGCACGGCTTTATTCAGGGCGTTTCGCAAGGACTGCGGCTTGTTCATCGTCTTTATCCTGACAGCTGATGATGGTCTCTACCTTATCGGCGCAGGCCGCCCAAGCGGCCTCGGTGTCGTCCAGCTGCGCCAGCAGGTCGCCGTTACGGCGCGGTGCGGCTGCGTCCAGGCGGCACGGGGTGATTCGCGGACAGCCAGTCACGGTAAGACTGACCTCCGGTGAGGGCCGGACGCTGGCGCAGCCGGATAACAGGATCAGGCAAAGGGGCATCAGCCCAGCGGCGAAGCTCGTCATTTTCACGTTTAAGTTCCTCAATGGTGCGCTGCCGGTCACGCAGCAGCGTGCCGTTCTGCTCGGCGGCGGCGTAAAGCTGCGTCTGCGCCCGGCTGCTGGTCTGCGTCAGAATATTTAGGGCAATCAGCTGGCCGTTTTTCTGCGACAGCTTTTTACCCTGCGCGGCTAAATCCTTCACCTGCACGTCAATTTTGTTATGGGCGGTGCTTAGCCGCCACGATTGCACGCCAAGCGCGGCAATCAGAACAAGCACCACCGCCGCCAGCGTGCGCATCATGCTTTCACTCCCCTGAAGCACCAGGCCAGTTCGCGCTGGCGCCGGTTATCCAGCCCCTGATTGAATACGCCTTTTACGTACACCCAGCGCGGCAGCTGATAGCACGCATCGCGCCAGCGTTCCTGTTTAATGAGCACCACCATCGTTGAGCCGCAGGCGTTGCCGGTGCCGACGTTAAACGCCAGCGACACCAGCGCGTCGTAGACCGGCTGCGGCATCGAAACCGCAGCGCAGCGCGCCAGTGCCGCCTCAACGCGTAACACGTTGGTGATGAAGTTCCCCGCTGCCTGCCGCTCGGTAATAGTGCGGCCCGGTACTACGCCGGCGGTGTTACCAATGCCGTCTGTCCACCTGCCCGCGTCGCACAGGTACGGCTTCAGGCGGCAGCCCTCATAATCGGCGATCAACTTCAGCCCCTCGACGGAGGTGTGCAGCTGCGGGAAACCCGGCAGCGTTGCGGCGATGGCGAGCACCGCGGCGACGGTGCAGCGCTTAACGGTTTGCAGATTCATATTCCTCCCGCGTAATACGCCCGGCGGCCAGCAGCTGATAGGTTTTGCGCTTGTAGTACCAGCTGATGATCGCCATCAGCAGACCGATTAACACCCCGGCCACGGTTGAAACGTCTTTCAGCGACATGTCGCCCAGCCATGCCATACCGACAGCAATAAACCAGACGATCCCGGCGCGGATTCTTTCCCACATGATTCAGTCCCAAAGCTGGACGGCCTGCACGGTGGCCGCCGTCGTCACGTCCGGCAGTTCCACCTCCAGCCCGTGCGGTAAAAAGGGGCCGTGCTCCGCCAGCCCCGGATTCGCCTGCAATACCTGCTCCGTCATGCCCTGCGTGCGCCCGTAGTGACGCCAGCAGATTTCGTCTACCGTGTCGTACTGCTGCGCGCGCACCTTCATCAGATCAGCTCAACGGTGCAGTGCGGCGCGTTCTGTACGCGGCTGATGGCCCAGCGAGCGTCGCGCCACAGGTCGCCGGTGGCGTCTTCCAGTTCTTCCCCGCGCTTCGCTGCGGCAGCGGTGGCGTCAAAGTCCTGATAGCGCTCGTTCAGCACCGCGCGCGCCCAGCACCACACTGCATTTTCATAGTGATGCAGGCGCACGCTACGCCCGGCCAGTTCTTCCGCTGGTACATTCACCAGGCTGTTATAGCCACGAAGCTCCTGCCGTTCGCGCCACGGGTAAAGCTCGGCGTTGACCTCCGCCATCGCGGTCAGCACCACCTGCTTCAGACGCTGCGGCGTTACGGTGCCGTCAACGCGCATCACACTGCGAAACGTCGCCAGATCGATGTCCGGCCAGAATGAGTTGTTGGGGATAATTTCCGGCGTTCCCGTCGCCTTTTCCGGCGCTACAAACTGCATGCATTAATTCTCCTGAATAGGTGGGCGGTGGACGGGGTATTGATGCGGCGCTGCCTGTCGCCACCCCGTGCCGCCCCGCGCGTGGGCACGTCCGGTTATCAGCTGGCGTTACGGATTTTCCGCTCCAGCTGCTCAATGTCTTTTTTCACCCCGCAGCGCTCGTCGAGCTGCATCGCCTGCTGCAGATGGTTCAGCGCGGCAACCGGCTGACTCTCGCGAAGCACCCAGCCGAGCGACTTGTGCAAGCGCGCGCGCGACTGGTCGGGCATATCCAGATCGCCGATCACGTCGAGCGTTTGCATCAGCAGGCCGGGGTCAAAGTCGGTTTTTGCCATAAGGGCGTTTTTGGCGGCGTCGGCCATTTCCTCGGCCAGCAGCGTCTGCACGTTGCGGCTAAAGCCCTGCGGCATTGACCAGCCGTGGCGGATGGCATGGCGGCCAATGGTGAGCGCCCCGGCATAATCACCGGCATCCACGCGCCAGAGCATCACGTACATCAGCACGTCATCCTGCTGCGCGCCGTCGGCGGCCATCACGCCGTTCACCCACTGCACGTATTTCGGCAGGACTTCCACCTTGATTTCGGCCTTCTTCACGGTGGACTGAATGCCCTTGAGGCGGCGGCGGTCCTCGCCGAGCTGCATCAGCATCAGGTCATAGCCTTTTAAGTGACTGCCATTGCCGCCCTTGCGGGCGGCCTCCTGTGCCAGAACATATTGCGTGTGCCGCTGAAAAGGACTCATCGCCATGCTTATGCCTCTGCGCCGCTGGCCGCTGTTGCGGCGAATTCGCCCATTTCAATGTTCTCCACCAGACAAACGCATTCGTAATCTTCAACCACGTACGCCTCGTTGACGGACTCGAAATTCTCCACACGATCGCGTTTAGGGTTGTCGATAACGGCACGGCGGCGGCTCTCGTCCTGCCAGTAAATAGAGAGATTGTCGAGGCGGGTGATCAGCAAGGCATCTGCCGGGAAGTAAGGCGCGCGCACGGCCTGTAAGCCGCCCATACGTTTCTGGCTGATAATGAGATCAGCGGCGAGAGCCTCGGTGTTTGGCTGCTGCTGATTGACCAGTGGGAAATATTTATCGGCCAGCAGACCGCGACCACAAACCACCACCAGATCGGTGTCGTCCTGATACTGAACGCCAATTTTGCGGTTAACCGCATCCATCACCAGCGCGTCCAGATTCGCAAAGTCACCGTTTTTACCGACGCGAACGGAAGAAGACAGGCCGCCGTCATCCTGCGGAATGCCCTTAATGACATGCACCGGTGATTCCTGGCGGATTTTTTCCAGCCAGCCAATGTTGACGTCCTGCAACAGCGGGTTTTCTACGCGGTTTGAGGTTTTCTCACGCTTCACGCCGTTGAAGCCAATCATGATGCGGTCCAGCGCCTGACGCTGGATGATGGCGTCACGGATGCGGGTCTGAAAATCCTGGAACTTCGCCCACAAATCCAGCTTCGCATAAGGTAACGCGGTATCGAAATTGGTCTGGGTGCACTTGTAGCCGGTGCCATCGATATATGTCGGATCGGTCGGCTGGCGCTCCTGCGAAGAGGTATCCGTGGTGCCTGCAATGGTCGAGCCTACGCCTAGTCCCAGCACTTCGCCGGACTGCTCATCTACCGGGATGATATTGATCATCTGCAGGAATGCGGCGGACTCCTGAATTTTGCTTTCAAGCTTCTGCGCAACGGATGGCTCGACGGTGAATTTCGCGCTGATGTCCGGCACGGCCACATCGTTAAGCTTCGCCAGCTGAATGAGGAAGGCATTGAATTTAAATCGGGTCGTTTTTTTCATCGTTCAGTTTCTCTGAAATCGGTTAGGTAATGTGGAGCGACCTGTATCAGCAGTCGGTCAGGTTTTCACTGGCGCCGCTACCGCCCGGTGCGCGTTGGCGATAGTCTTTGCGGCTGTCTTCATTACTCAGCTGTTCTTTTAGCTCGGCGAATTCGGCCAGCTGCGTTTCCAGCTCGGACTCCAGTTTGCTCAGGCGTGCCGCCTGCTGGCCCAGCGCCTTGTCGGTGCGGGTGCTGAATTCCTGCTGTTCAGTGGCAACCAGCTCCACCGCCTGATGCACATCAGAAAAACGCGCGTTGTCGGACTGCTGCTTTTTGCTGAATAGCGCGGTGATGCGGGTAAACAGCGCTGGCTTGTCCTCCACCTCTTCAAGCTCGATCTCGGTTTCGGTGGCGGCGGTGAACAGGTTTTCCGGGTGCTGTTTGCGGTTCGCCAGCGGGTTATGTTGCGCGCTGGCGCTGAATGCCAGCATTTCGGTGCCCAGGCTTGCCGGGTCGTCAGTAGCAGCCAGGCCAACCAGATAGGCTTTGCCGGTGTCGGCAAACTTGGTGCTGACTTCCATGGAGGTGAAAAGCTTCTGGCCCTGCTTTACCAGCGCCACAAGGGAATCGGTCGGGAGGATGTCGGCATACAGCGCCAGCTTTCCGGCCAGCGGACCGTCGGTGATCTCCTCGGTGCCCAGCGCGCTTACCGTGCCGTAACGGTTAAAGGTGCTGTCTGGCGAGTACGATTTGATGTGTTCAAGGTTGATGGTCGCGGTGTAAACCGCCGGGTTGTAGGCGGCGGCCATCTGCTCCAGCCATTCGCGGGAAATTTCGCGTCCGTCCGTGGTGGCGCCTTCCACCCCGATACGAAAACGTTTTGCTTTAACTGCCATAAGTCAGGCTCCGTTGGGTAAATCGCTTTGAAGCCTTATGTTTGCGGCTCAGAGGGGTGTGAAACAACGCGGGCACGTTGTGCGGGCAGCCACACAACGGCAGACGGCAGAAAAGGGTTCGGCGGGGCCGTATTTTGGGGCCATGACAACGACACTCGCCCCCGAAGACCTCGATCCCCGCAGGCAGGCCATGCTGCTGTACTTTCAGGGATACCGCATCGCCCGCATTGCTGAAATGCTGGGAGAAAAACCCGCAACCGTTCACAGCTGGAAGAAGCGCGACAAGTGGGGCGACTACGGCCCGCTTGACCAGATGCAGCTCACCACCGCCGCGCGCTACTGCCAGTTGATCATGAAGGAGACAAAAGAAGGGAGAGATTTTAAAGAGATTGACCTGCTGGCGCGCCAGTCAGAGCGGCACGCCCGCATTGGTAAGTTCAGCAACGGCGGCAACGAGGCAGATCTCAATCCGAACGTAGCGAACCGCAACAGCGGGCCGCGCAAGCCGCCGGAAAAGAATGTGTTTACCGACGAGCAGGTGGAGAAGCTGCAGGAGATTTTCCACGGCTCCATGTTCGGCTACCAGCGCCAGTGGTGGGACGCGGGCAACAAGCACCGCATCCGCAACGTGCTGAAGTCGCGCCAGATTGGTGCCACCTACTACTTTGCCCGCGAGGCGCTGCTGGATGCGCTGACCACCGGGCGCAACCAGATTTTCCTGTCAGCCAGTAAGGCGCAGGCGCACGTCTTCAAGCAGTACATCATTGAGTTCGCGAAAGAGGTGGACGTAGAGCTAAAAGGCGACCCGATGACGCTCAGCAACGGCGCGTGCCTGTACTTTCTCGGCACCAACGCCCGCACCGCTCAGAGCTATCACGGCAACCTGTACCTGGATGAATATTTCTGGATCCCCAAGTTTCAGGAGCTGCGTAAAGTGGCGTCCGGCATGGCGCTGCACAAGAAGTGGCGCCAGACCTATTTTTCCACCCCGTCCAGCCTCACGCACAGCGCCTATCCGTTCTGGTCCGGCGGCCTGTTCAACCGGGGCCGCGCCAAGGCGGACCGCGTGGACATCGACCTGTCGCACATGTACCTATCGCCGGGCCGCTTCTGCGATGACGGCCAGTTCCGCCAGATTGTCACCGTTGAGGATGCGGTGCGCGGCGGCTGTAACCTGTTTGACCTCGACCAGCTGCGACTCGAATACAGCCCGCCGGAATATCAGAACCTGCTGATGTGCGAATTTGTGGACGATCTAGCGTCCGTGTTCCCGCTGCAGCTGCTGCGGAAATGCATGGTGGACAGCTGGGAGGTGTGGTCCGACTTCGAAGCGCTGGCGCTGCGGCCGTTCGGCTGGCGCGAAGTGTGGATCGGTTACGACCCGGCGAAGGGAACCCAGAACGGCGACAGCGCCGGGTGCGTGGTGATCGCCCCGCCTGCCGTGCCGGGCGGCAAGTTCCGCATTCTGGAGCGCCACCAGTGGCGCGGCATGGACTTCCGCGCGCAGGCCGAGTCCATCAAAAAGCTGACGCAGCAGTACAACGTGACTTATATCGGCATCGACTCCACCGGCGTCGGCCTCGGCGTATACGAGAACGTGAAGATGTTTTATCCGGCGGTCAAGGAGTTCGTCTACAACCCGAACGTCAAAAATGCCCTGGTGCTAAAGGCATTCGACATCATCAGCAGTGGGCGTCTGGAGTTCGACGCCGGACACCTCGACATCGCACAGTCATTTATGGCAATCCGCCGCGCCACCACGGCCAGCGGCAACCGCCCTACTTACGAAGCCAGCCGCAGCGAAGAAGCGAGCCACGCCGATCTGGCGTGGGCGACCATGCACGCGCTGGCAAACGAACCGCTACAGGGCGAAGCCGCCCACACCGGCAACATTATGGAGATTTTTTAAATGAGCAAACGCAGGAACCGCACGCGCACGCAGCCCGTGCAGCAGGAACAGATGACCGGCGGACCGGAGGCGGAAGCGTTCACCTTTGGCGACCCGGTGCCGGTGCTGGACCGCCGCGAGCTGCTGGACTACGTGGAATGCGTGGTGATGGATAAATGGTATGAACCGCCGGTGAGCTTTGACGGGCTGGCTCGCACGTTCCGCGCCGCCGTTCATCACAGCTCGCCAATCAACGTAAAGCGCAACATTCTGACCAGCACCTTCATCCCGCATCCGCTGCTGAGCCAGCAGGCGTTTAGCCGCTTCGTGCAGGACTATCTGGTGTTCGGAAACGCTTATCTGGAGAAGCGTACCAACAGGCTCGGCGGCGTGCTGGCGCTTGAGCCGGCATTGGCAAAATTCACGCGACGCGGCACCGATTTAGACACCTACTGGTTCGTGCAGTACGGCATGAACACGCAGCCCTATCAGTTCACCAAGGGCAGCGTGTTTCACCTGATGGAGCCGGATTTAAATCAGGAGGTTTACGGCCTGCCGGAATACCTTTCGGCAATTCCGTCCACCCTGCTAAACGAGTCGGCAACGCTGTTCCGCCGCAAATACTACCTTAACGGCAGCCACGCCGGTTTCATCATGTACATGACCGACGCCGCTCAGAATCAGGAAGACGTGAATAACATCCGCCAGGCAATGAAAAGCGCTAAAGGGCCGGGCAACTTCCGCAATCTGTTCATGTACTCGCCGAACGGGAAGAAGGACGGGATTCAGATCATCCCATTGTCAGAAGTGGCGGCTAAGGATGAGTTTCTGAACATCAAAAACGTGAGCCGTGACGACATGATGGCCGCGCATCGCGTGCCACCGCAGATGATGGGTATTATGCCCAATAATGTTGGGGGATTTGGGGATGTAGAGAAGGCCAGCCGGGTGTTCGTTCGTAATGAGCTGCTCCCTCTCCAAAAGCGTTTGGAGGAACTGAATATATGGCTTGGAGAAGAAGTTATATCATTCTCAACCTACTTGTTAAAATAAAATAAAAACCATTTTAATTGCCCAACCTACAAACACCCTGAATATTAAAATCTCAGGGTGTTTGTAGGGAATTACATGCACTACCGAGGTTTTATCGCATCACCATAATAAATAACCACGGTATCATTGAAACGACTCATCCAATGTAAGAATGTTTTCGGGATTACAGTTTTCCAATTCATTACATTTGTGAAGTATCTAATTTCATTATCTTTGAGATAAATTGCCCATACTTCACCTTCTTTGCCAAAAATGGCCATCCCCTCCATGTAAGTGTAAAACCCTCTCACCCCGCCTTGATAGGCCCTACCAATGAAGGTGTCAATATTATCCCGTTCACCAATTTCCTCCATGACGTTCTTCAACTCAAAATAATAATCACCCATTAGATGATATAAACGTTGAAGTTCCATCTCATTTGCAAATCCTAGAAGAAATAGGTGGTCTTCAGCACACCGAAACTCACCATTGAAAGAAGCCCCTATTCCTCTCCAATGCTGGCAACTGGCAGTTTCACTAATTTTTATAAAACGCTTGCCATCAAAAACATTGCGTCTAAAACTCAGTTCTCCGAAACCATCCCCCTCTGGGTTATGGATACGAGCATAAGCCGAGTCTCTTGATACAAAACAGCCTCTCCAGTAATGGATCCTGTATGTGCTCCATTCATGACGTTTAGTTCGAATAAAAATCCATTAGATGAGGTTTCTTTAATAAAAAGTTTCCCACCATAGCTTCTCTTATCATCCGAATACCATTCCCCCCACCAAATTGGAGCATTCACCCCAGAAGAAATAGCACCAATTTTAGAATCATTTAAAGCTTCCTTTAAAGCTGCTTCAACCCTACCTTGCAGTAAACTTCTGGCTTCTGGTTTATTATCAACGTTAGGCTCCATTGAATAAGCGATGACTCTTCTTCCTCGGAGGTCAAATGGAAGTTCTTCAGGGGAACCATAAAATGTATTTTGGATCATAATAACTCGATCCCATCCAAGCTGAGACACTGCATATCCCAACTCAATTAAAACATTTGGATTAGCAGTTTTTCGTCCTGGCAAGTGTGAGTTTATAATTGAAACATCAGCAACAAAAACATCAGACAATGTTATTTTATTAAAAATGCTTTCACTGATAGATGGTGATCCTTGCAAACCATTAGTATCACGATCTAAAACTGGCTCAATGCTTTCATTACCATCTCTTTTAATGGACTTTAAGGCTTTATTTAATGCGTCTTGAATTAGACTTCTATTGCCTTTTGAATCAAGGTCCGACTGCCATGAGTAGAAAACTTTCCTTTGCATTTTTGCTCTCCCGTTGAATTCAGGAAAAGATAGCCAAAAATGCGGGCAAGTGGAACCTTTGTCAAAAGCATCAGCGCGCGCTCGTACCCCCGCCACGCCTGCGCGCTTTACGATGCGATTTTCATGCACCTGCAAGACATAATAAACAGTCCGCCGGCACTGGCATGTCGAAGCACTGAGGTACCTCAGGGGATCATGCGAATTCATGCAGTATAGACATGCACACTACCCCCCCATGTAGGTAAAAAATTCGAAAGCTTTGAAAAAGTGAGATCAAGGATTAATGTTAAATGTGCTATTGTCTAGGCATACTCATCCATACCAAAAAACATATACCTAATCCTTCACAAGTAAGTTCAAAGCTGCAATGCTGCTCAGCTAAACCAACCCAATTGTAATACGCTTCCATAAAGCGCACATAATGTGACGAACGTTTAGTTGCCTAGCTTCGTACGATGGCGTTTTATTTTTACAGCATTTGCAATATCATTACCTAAACTGCAAGTTAAACTAGTTTTACTAGTGCATCCAAAAAATACTTTATTATTCTTGAAAATTTATGTTCAAACACAATTTCTCTTCTCACTGATCAAGCAACCAAACAAAAAGAAAGGCTATTAAATGATTGATTTAAATAAAAATTTCTCATTAGAGGGCTTAGTAGAAAGTCATGAAATTGAATGCAAACTGGCTAACGGCAAAGATGGAAATGGCGCCGTGCCTGATGATATGTGGTCGACTTACAGTGCTATGGCTAATACTAACGGAGGATTAATCTTACTTGGAGTTCGTGAAAAAAAGGGGGTGTTTTCAGTTGCTGGAATCAATGATGTAGAAAGAGTAAAAAAAGATTTTTTCAACACAATTAATAACCCTCAAAAAATTAGCATATGTTTGGTTGATGATTCAAAAGTTCATACCAAGATAATTGGCGATAAAAAAATAATCATAGTCGAAGTTCCTCAAGCTAATAGAAAGCAAAGGCCCGTTTATATTAATAGCAACCCTTTAACAGGAACTTATCTACGCCTGCATGAAGGAGACAGAAAGTGCTCGTCAGAACAAGTTAAGGGAATGCTTGCAGAACAATTAACCGACACTCTTGATGATAGAATATTTAATAACTTCACTATCGATGATTTGGATAGAACAAGCATACAAATATACAGAAATTTATTATCAAGCTCTAAACCAGATCATGTTTGGCTAGAACTTGATGATTTAGAATTTATAAAGTCCCTGAAAGGTTGGAGAAGAGAAAGAAATACTAAAAGTGAGGGATTAACTTTAGCAGGACTGCTAATGTTCGGGAAATGGCAATCAATACAAGAGGCTCTTCCACAATATTTCATTGAATATCAGGATATTACTGATAATCGAACAATTGATGACAATGTCAGATGGAATGATAGATTGATTCCTGATGGCACTTGGACTGGAAATCTCTTTGATTTTTATAGAAAAGTATATAGAAAACTAACAGAAGACTTAAAGGTTCCATTTAGTATATCTGATGGGGTTAGGACATCTGACAGCCCAGTACATGTTGCTCTTAGAGAGGCGTTAGTGAACACGCTCGTACATGCTGATTACAATGGTCATTCTCCAATAAAAATTATTAAGCAAAATGGGACATTCACTTTCCGAAATCCAGGCACAATGCGAGTCCCCTTCATAATTGCGAAAAATGGAGGTGAAAGTGATTGCAGGAATAAATATCTTCATCAAATGTTTTTAATGATTGGTCTTGGTGAGAGAGCCGGTTCCGGATTACCAAAAATATTTAGTGGATGGAAATCTCAACATTGGTCAGAACCAAAGCTGATCGAAAACTTTGAAAGCAACAATACAAAACTTGAGCTTAGCACTGACGGGTTTATTCCTAAAGAAACAATTGAGAAGCTGAAGGAAATATGCGGAACCAAATTCAAATCCTTAAATGAACTTGACAGAATAATCTTAGCAACTGCTGCAGAAAAAGATATCGTCAGTCATGAAGAAATAAGAGAATTAACTTCACATGACACCCGTAAAATCACATTATCACTTTCTAAATTAGTGAGGCTTTCTTTCTTAAAGTCGGATGGCATACAAAAAAGCAAACGATATTATCTTTCCGACCATATTCCTGTAACCCCTACTAACGCTCGTGGTCATGAACTACTTCAAGTTGCTTTCATTCATCCACCTAAGGACTATATTCCTAACTTTATAAGTTCGGATGCCTTGACTGAATCTACTTGGGAGGCAGAACTTGACGTGCCTTATACCAAGGAAGAGTGCTATGAAATCGTAAGAAATATGAGTTTTTTAGAACAATCTTATCAACAAATATTTGAATCTTATTCATCTCGGCTTGAACAAGCAAAGGCAATATTTGAAGTAAACTATAACAACTCCTGCATCACCTTAACTGATGACAATGGACTAATCCTCAATTTAGATACTGATCATTTTGGTGAGCAAGAGCCAGGTACGGGGCAGCTGTCCGAGCTAAGTACGGAACAACTGTCGGAGCTAAGTACGGAGCAACTATCGGAGCTAAGTACGGAGCAACTGCCGGAGCTAAGTACGGAGCAACTGCCGGAGCTAAGTACGGAGCAACTACCCGAGCTAAGTACGAAGCAACTGTCGGAGCTAAGTACGGAGCAACTTTCGGAGCTAAGTACGGAGCAACTGTCGGAGCTAAGTACGGAGCAACTGTCGGAGCTAAGTACGGAGCAACTGTCGGAGCTAAGTACGGAGCAACTGTCGGAGCTAAGTACGGAGCAACTGTCG